CGCCGCCAGAAGGAGCACCTGAAGCAGGAGCTGCACCAACGCCGGAAGCAGGAGCATAAATATAATTATGTCATGCTCGATTACGCCAATCACTGCCTTTCAAAGTACTAATTTAAATAGTAGAATAGATTCTTATTCACGATTGGCAGATAGAATCGTACGCATGTTGGGTGCACCACTGATTTCTGTAGAAACACATCAAGACCAAATATTCGAAGCTATAGCTATCTCTTGTGAAATGTTCACAAAATTTGCTGGATATACAAAAGAATATCTAGTATTTGATTCTAATTTATATGAAAGAGGAAAAGGCATAAGACTAGATTATCTCTATACATTATCAAATACTAATTTGACAAATACACAAGTAGATAAGCATACTACATTGTCTACTTCTACTTCACCCTATGTAAATGATCATGATCCAGTTTATGTGACTTTATCTACTATACCGGGATCATATTTTTCTTCTTCATCAGCATTGTCATCTATTTTTTCTGATGATTTGAGAGCTAATCAAATTTTAGATAAAGAAATAAGAGATTTGGTTATAACTCACAATGCATCACTTTCTGCATTATTTCAAGAATCTGATATTCAAAAATATTCTCTGAGGGGCGAAAAAGATGCATTACCTAATACGCCCATTAATAAAATGTTTGACTATGATCTAATGGATTATCGTCGAGTTATTTCTGTTACAGACTTTGAAGAAGGTTCTACTTCGGGCATTAATACTTTATTCACCATAGAACAAACATTAGCACAACAGACATATTTCTCTTATGCAATGGGTAATTACGGGTTTGATCTTATTTCTTGGTATACATTAAAAGAGTGGCTTGAATTAAGAGAAAAGCTATTGTCCACGAGAAGAAGTTTTGATTTTGATGAAAGAACTCAGTATTTAAGAATGTATCCAGAACCTAATGATAGTACAAGATTCTGGGGTGTTTTAGCTTGCTATGTAGAGAGGCCTATTAGAGATATCATCAAGGAAATATGGGTTTATAAATATACTATGGCACAAATAAAAGTTCTAGTAGGTACTATTAGAGGTAAGATTCCAGTAACTATGTTTGGCGGTCAAATATTCAATGCTAATCTATTAGATCAAGGATTAGCTGAAATGAAAGAATTAGAACAACAATTATTCACAGCATCTGCTGGATATGGTGACGCCGATCCTACTGTATTTTTGGTAGGCTAATGATTAACAATAAGTTATGCCATCTTTATCAAGAGATCCTAGATTCAAACAAGGCATATATACTCCTAAGTATAAAGAAAAATTTATTGGTAAAATAGCTATCTATCGTTCTTCATTTGAATTGCAGTTCATGAGATGGGCTGATAATAATCCAAATGTATTAGAATGGGGATCTGAGAATATTATCGTGCCTTATAAAAGTCCTATAGACAATAAAGTGCATCGTTACTATGTGGATAACTTTCTAGTCTTAAAAGAAGGCGAAGCTATCAAAAAGTATTTGGTTGAAATAAAACCTTCTTCGCAGACACAAAAACCTGTACATTCCAATAGAAAAAAGAAGCAAACTATTCTTTATGAGAATGCACAATATGCTGTTAATATGGCAAAATGGGAAGCCGCAAAATTATTCGCAAAACATAAAGGGTTTGAATTTATCATATTAACAGAAAAAGAACTTTTTTCTAAATAAAGAAAATATTTCCAAAAAGGTATAAATATCGTTATGCCTCTTAGACTAATTGTCGAAAAACCCGCACCCGAAGAACAGTTTGAATATATTCTAGAAGAAAAAGATAGAAATACACCAGCTACTCTTTTTATTCGTGGGCCATATATGATGGCTGAAGGCGTTAATCGCAATAATCGTCTATATCCCATTAATGAGATGCAAAGAGAGGTTGAACGTTATCGTACAGAAATGATTTCAACAGCACGTGCTATGGGTGAATTAAATCATCCGACCAATGCAGATGTTGATTTAGAAAGAGCATGTCATTTAGTAACTGAATTAAAACAAGATGGTCATGTGTTTTATGGAAAGAGTAAAGTATTGAATACACCTTGCGGATTGATTGTGAAGTCTCTTATTAATGACGGAGTTCGTGTTGGTATGTCTTCAAGGGCTTTGGGTCAATTAGTAGAAAGCGGCGGTAAGAATGTAGTAAAGGATATGAGGCTTGTTGCAGTAGATTGCGTAGCGGATCCTTCTTTTCCAAAAGCTTTCGTAAATGGTATTCTTGAATCTAAACAATGGGTCCTATCAGAAGATGGTAAGTTTGAAGAAGATTATGATCGATTCGAAAGAGGCATTTCTTCGTTACCTAAACACGAAGTAGATTCTTTCCTAAGAAAAATGGTGTTAGAGTTTATCAATAAAATTAAATAACCATAAATATCCTCATGAGCCAAAAACAAGCTATTAAAAAAATTATCCGTTGCATAAGTGAAAAAAATTATGCCGAAGCTGATAAATACTTGAAATTAGTCGTGACTGAAAAAATGAAGTCACGTATTAGAAAAGCAATTGCAACTCAAAATATTTTTTAAACGATATGCCTAAGGATATTACAACACTTTTAAAAGAAGCGACCAAAGACCTCCTTTCTGAGGAATCGCTTAAATTAATTAAAGAATCATTCGAAGCCGCTGTTAATGAAAAGGTTTCTATTCACGTAGAAAAAGCATTAACAGAACAAGATGCCGAATATACTAAGAAGCTTGAACATCTTCTAGAAGTTCAAGACACAGACCACACCAACAAGCTTAAGAGAGTTGCCGAAGCTATTGATTTAAGTAACACCAAGAAATTACAAGCTGTTATTAAGCGTTATAGTCAAGCATTAACAGAACAAGCAGGATCATTCAAGGATGGATTAGTTGATAATCTTTCCAAGTATCTTGATGTTTATCTCGAAAAGGCATTGCCTACTAAAGAATTAAACGAGGCTGTTAAAGATAAAAAGGCTCGTATCGTTTTAGAAAATCTTCGTAGAACATTAGCTGTTGATTCTGCTCTTATGGCTGAGTCCATCCAAGAAGCAGTATTTGATGGCGCTAAGACCATTGCTGAATCAAATACAGTTAATCACCAACTTTCAGAACAAGTATCTACACTATCTTCAGAATTAGAAGAAGTGAGAGCTCAATTAGTTCTAGAACAAAAACTTTCAGCAGTAACACCAGAAAAACGTTCTTATGTAAAGCGTGTTCTGCAAGGAAAGAATGAACAATTTATTACAGAAAACTTTGATTACACCATTTCACTTTTTGATCAAAAGGAAGAAGAAAGAGTAGAAGCTCTTCGTGAAGAGGCATTAGAAAGTGCAGTAATCAGGGAGTCGGTTTCAGTACCTGCTTCAGAAGAAGAAGAAGTACTTGAAGAATCCACAACCGCAATTTCAACCCCTTTCCTCCCAGCTTACTTAAGTGAGCTCGGGAAGTACTAATTTAGTCGAAGTAACAAATTACTTGAGCATCCTGGACGAAAGTCCTTGAGGTCGAATAAAAAATAAGAAAGGAAAAGACAATCTTTATGCAAATCAAACCTACACAAGCATATATCGATAAGAGTCGTGCAGAAGCACTTCTTGAGAAATGGGCACCAGTGCTCAATTATTCTTCCAAGACAGTCGCTCCTCTCGAAGACAGTCACACCCGTTTAAACACAGCAATGCTTCTTGAGAACCAAGAAACATGGTGCTTAAATGAAGCAGGCATGCAAGCTGGTGGTCCAAACAGTTTGTTTGGATACGGCAGTACTCCTGTTAACGCAGGTGACACAGGCGGAAAATTCGGTAATACCGATAGTTACGCAGCTGGTGATGCACGTCTTCCTAAGATTCTCATCCCAATGATTCGTCGTACATTCCCTGAACTCATTTCTAATGAGATTGTTGGGGTTCAACCAATGAGTGGTCCAGTCGGACTTGCTTTCGCACTCCGTTATAAGTATGCAAATACAGCACTCGGAGCAGGTGGAGCAGATGGCAATCCAGTTTATGGCAATGACAGAAAGCATCCTTATGCTGATGTTAGCTATGGCACAGGAACACCAAATGCAAATGAAATTGGTTATCAACACCTTGATACGCGTTATACTGGTGCATCTTCTAGCGCATTAAGCGGAAACGCCGCTGCAGGATGGACATTCGCAGCACAAGATCAAGGAGTTGCTGAAATTCTCAAGAATTTCGAAATCAATTCATCCATTCCTACCGTTGAAGTCTCCTTCGAGAAGACAGCAGTAGAAGCAGGAACACGCCGCCTAGGTGCACGTTGGTCTGTTGAACTTGAACAAGATCTTAAGAACATGAACGGCATCGATATCGACGCTGAGATCACAAATGCTATGGCATATGAGATCCAAGCAGAAATCGATCGTGAAATGATCATCCGTATGATCCAAACCGCACTCAATGGCGGACCAGGAGCTGGATATTCTATCTGGAGCCCAATTTCTGCTGATGGTCGTTGGTTAGTTGAGCGCAATCGTGATTTCTATCAACGCTTAATCGTTGAAGCAAATCGTATTGCTGTTCGTAACCGTCGTGGTGCTGCTAACTTCGTTGTAGCTACACCTCGCGTATGTGCAATCCTTGAAATGCTTCCTGAATTCCAGTGGGCACCAGTTCAAGGTTCTGTAAATACACAACCAGTCGGAGTTGCCAAAGTTGGTAATCTCGGTGGCCGTTTCAATGTATATCGTGATACCCGTACAGAAGTACAAAATACTTCACAATATGGTGATCAAGGATATGGCAATCCTCGTGCTGGTGTTGAATATGCTCTCCTTGGATACAAGGGACCAGAATTCTACGACACCGGTATTATCTATTGCCCATACATCCCAGTTATGGTTCAGAGAACAATTGGTCCTAACGATTTTGCACCTCGCGTTGGATTGCTCACACGCTATGGCGTTGTTGACAACATCTTCGGTGCTAATCTCTATTACCACATTATTCTTGTCAAGAATTTGGGAGAAGCATTTACACCTGGCGCAAACAGCGTATACTTCTAAGAAGTATTGTAAAGCTAAAACCTTTAAGATCCGGTTCGAAAGAGCCGGATCTTTTTTTCGCTAAAGGATAAATAATCACATGGCAACACAAACCGATTCAATCGTATTCGTATCAACTAGACCAGAAAGTTCAGTATACAAAGGTTCTAATAATCTTAAGTTAGGTTCACAAGTAGCTACTATTAGTGGTAAGACTATTGTTGGAGTAGCTTATAATCTTATTACCAATACACAATCAGCATCCTCTGTTGTTAAATTGGGTACAGGAGCATTAGAATTATCTGCAGGCAGTGCATATAACGGACAAACACTTTATGCATATTGTTCAGACCGTACTGCTATTCCATTTGTTTTAAATACTGCAGCTGCTGGCGGTGTACAAACCTTAACAGCAGCTTTCGTATCTCTTTGGACACCTAATGAAGTACGTCTTCGTAGACAAGAGATAATCTAATTATAATTTACCACCAGATTTGTGAGTGGCGTGTTCTTCACCTAGGAGATCACGCCACTTTTTTCTTACCCGTTCCCGCAAAGCATCTACTCCAGATTCTTTAATAGCAGAGGTTCTAAACCCTGAACATGTCACATAATTAAGAACTCTGCGCACACGCCATGGATCTTCTGGATCCTTTTCGAAATAATTTGTAAGCTTTTCAAGACACTCTTTGCCTTGTGTATTCCATTTACCTTTAAACCAAAGACGTAGCTTTTGCCATTCTGGATTATCAACTACCTTCTTGATATTAGTTCCTTTAACAATTTGAGCTTCATTCTTCATAGAAGCATTATAAGAGGTTTCCTATAATTCAATTTCATTAAAAGCAGATACATCTACTTCAGTATTTCTAGCACCAATCTTATAGGATGTAATACCTGTTTCTTGAGGTGCTACTTGAACTTTATCTGAATTCATAAATGCATCATACCAAGATCCTAATGGATTCTTTTTAGTGTCAAAAATCTTTTTATATCCCAAAGAGGTCAAGCGATTATTAGCTAACCATTCAACATATTGTTTTAATACATCAGCATTAAGACCCAAGAGTCCTCCATTAGAGAATAGATAGTCTGCCCATTTCTTTTCAATATCTACGGCTAATCCATAAGCATCATAGACCTTTTGTTCATTCTCTCTTACAATAGATTGAAACCCTTCTTCAGGATTATCACGAAGATAAGAAAGAATATTTTGACTTACCGCAACATGAAGGTTTTCATCTCTTGCAATGAGCTTAATGATCTTAGCATTTCCCTCCATCTTTCCTCTTGCGCCGAAGAAAAAACTACATACGAAAGAAGTATAAAAAGCAAGACCTTCAGTAATTTGCGTAGATAGAAGCGCATCAAATATCTGAGTTCTAAGATCACTATTTTCCCCAAATAATTTATCATAATCTTTTTTAGCAGCATTGGCTCTGTTTTGAATCTCTTCGTCTGCAAGAATAGAATTCCAAAATTTAGATTCGTCTGGATAAACATTCTTGAGAATATGTGAATAAGAACGAGAATGAATATTGGATTCAAAGAAAGCCCATACATTCATTGCTGCTTCTAATTCTGGGTTAGAGACATACTCAGCCATTTTAAAGATAGATCTAGACAACATACTATCAGTCATGGTTTGCCATTTAAGATTTGTATCAAAAACAAATCGCTCAGCATCTGATAATTCATGATAATCATTACGATCTTTTAAGAGAGACACTTCATTTGGTCTCCAAAAGAACTCTTCCATCTTCTCTGCCAATTCAAATAGTTTTGGATATTTTAATTGATCATAACGCTGTAGAGAAAGATCTTTACCTAAAAATAAAGGTTCATGACGCGTATCAACATTAGTAATATTCAAAACAGTTCTCATAATTTTATTATAGTATTATTTTTTAGATATCCATTTAATTCGTTTGCTGCTCTTCTTTTTTCTTTTTGAACCAGTACACATAGCCTTAGTAGGTCTGCATGCTGGGTATCCTTTTCTTTTTTCACCTTCTTGACGACCGCATGGTTTACCTGTTTTACAATCAACCCAACCCTTCCCATGATTACGGTCGAACCAACCTTTTAATCCTCTTTCCTTTTCTAAGTCAAATTTTTCTAATAAAAATTCAACTAATTCTTGAAATTTATTCATTTCTTTTTACCCCAGTTTTTAGCCCCCTTCTTCCTGCATTTTACTAAAGCGCCAGAAGCATATGCCGAAGGCCATACTTTATATCTGCTCTTTACCTTATAATAGCAAGCATCCTTCTTCTCACGAAGAAGGATGTCAATCATCTCATTTACCGAAGCCATATTAATATTTATGTCATTATAACGTACAAGCGCCTCCTGCACATTTCTCATCTGAAGCAGATTGTTTATCACCATCAGATGTATTTGAATAATAGAGACACTTAATACCCATAGAATAGGCATAAAGAAGATCTTTAATTACAACTGAATCAGGCAATAGACGATCGGGATAATTATCATAGTTGTAATAAAGATTACCAGAAATAGCTTGATCAATCCATTTTTGAGCTGCAGCCATTACATTGATAAATCCAGTATTATTTTCCATGTCAAATGCTAATGTATATTTGTTTTTAGTGGTAGCATAATTAGGAACTAAAACAGGGATGGTTGAAGCCTTTGATGTTTTATAAGTCATTAAAGATCTTACCGGCTCAATACCATTAGTTGAATTTTGAATAACTGATGAACTTTCAACAGGCATTTGTGCAGTTAAGGTACTATTACGTAATCCGTGTTTAAGAATTCTTTGCCTCAAACTTTCCCAATCTAAGGATGGTTTTCTGGTTACTACTTGATCGATCTTCTTTTTATAGGTATCGATAGGCAATACACCTTTACTATATTTCGTTAAATGAAATTTCTCACATTTACCTTTCTCTTCAGCTAAGGTAGAAGAAGCGGATAATAAATGATATTGAACCTTTTCAAACCATTCATCAACAAAATTAGCAGCGTCAATGTCTGTGTACTTAATATTATTTTTAGCAAGCAATGCAGCTAGATTGGTAACACCAACACCCAATGCTCTCCTACCTTCAATAAAGTTCTTAGCAGCAGGCGTAAACCAGTCTTGATATGAAATCAATTCATCTAGCATACGCACAATAATGTCACATGTATTAATCAAATCTTGATCATCCTTAATCTCTAGCAAATTAAGCGCAGAAAGTATGCAAATACCGATTTCACCATTTGGATCATCAATATGGTTAATTGGAGTTGTTGGGAATGTAATTTCAGTACATAGATTAGTCATGGTAACACGATCCAAGAATGCCCCATGTTCATTGCAATGATCAATATTCATCACATAGATGCGACCAGTTTCTGTTCGTTCTTTAACAAACAATGACATTAGTTGCTTTGCACTTATCTTGCGTTTATACCGTATTTTTGCGTTGTTCTCAGCGGCTTTATAAAGCTCATCAAATTCAGGTAGTCCCCACGAATCTACTAATTCAGGAACCTCGTGCGGAGAGAACAAAGTGATGCCTTCATTCTTCATGAATCTCTCATAAAAGAGTTTTGAGAATTGAATGACATAATCAAGATTACGCACACGAGAATCTTCTGTTCCGCCATTGTTTTTCAAAACAATAACATCTTCAATATCCCAATGCCAGAAAGGTGTATTGACCGTACCGCCACCACCTCTCAATCCATTTTGTTGAAGAGATTTGACTGTAGATTCAAATACCTTTAAGAAAGGAATAGCACCTGTATGAATTACTGCACCCCCTTTAATCTCTGTCCCCAATCCACGAATACGACCAAAATTTAATCCAATACCATAACGTTGTGCTGTTGCATAACCAGAAGCCATAACAGAAGAGAAGATACTTTCTTTTGAATCACCGACATCAATCAAACAACAAGATGCGTATTGTTTTAATGGACCGCGAATACCAGCCATTTGCGGTGTAGGTAGATTGATTTTGAATTTAGAAAATGCATCATATGCTTTCTTTACATAATTTAAACGTACATCTTGTGGATACTTATGAAAAGCAACCATGGCAATAAGCATATAGACAAATTGTGGTGTTTCATAAATCTCTTTAGTTTTTCTATTTTGAATAAGATACTTATCAACTAATTGCTTAATGCCAGCATATGTGAAATTATAATCACGATCGTGATTAATTTTTTCATCAAGCTTATCAATTTCATCAGCAGAATACATGTTTAATAATTCTGCATCATATACTGAACGTTCAATATTTTTCTTAATGAGATCAATGAGCTTTGGTGGGTTCTTGCCACCCCAGACATCTTTTCTTAATTGATAATTAAGAAGTCTGGATGCTACCCATTGATAATTAGGAGATTCTTCTGTAAAGAGATTAGCAGCTGATTCAATTAATACTTTATGAATTTCTTTTGTAGAAATACCATCAACGATATTAATCTTTGCATTGATTTCGATATCTGAAAGAGATACACCAGCGATCCCTTCTATAGCCCACGAAATAACCTTATTAATCTTCTCAATATCGAACTCTTCTTTCTCTTTATTTCGCTTCACAACTTTCATAGGACATGTATTTAGGAAGTATGATTATGACTTACCGTGTTTAAAAAACAATGATTAAAATAGATAAATAGCTCAGAGTTTCTTTATGTTTTCAATAAAGAGAGCTACTTCAGGATCTGATTTCTTAATACTAATACTTTCAAATCTAGCCAAGTCATCATTTTCATTTAAATTCTTGATGTCATCAAGAATTTCTTTATCTATTACTGGAACCTTTTTATCTACTTTTAGTAGATCACGAATTTCATCAATTGAATAACCACGATTCAATAATCCCGATGCTTGCTTACAGACATACTTCTTTTGAAGTTCTTCTTCTGTTCCAAATTCCGTTACCTTCTTTTGGTAATATTCATTATTAAAATTAAAGCTCTTACCCGTAATTACACAAGTTACTTTTTTTGCCATAACCTATATTAAGAGCGTTTCTTTCTTTTTCTCTTCTTTTTAAGTAAAACAGGTTTATTCTCCGTGGGATTATTACCCATCGGAACATAACCAGCAAAGTTCATAGAGAATGGATATTGATTTTGAGGCGCATAAGGCGGATTAAAATCTTCAAGCATCATTAAAATTAATTGATCTAAATTCATATTATTCCCAAGGAAAGACTAGCCATGTATTTTTTTCAAAGCGCCTACTATAAAAATCTGGTTCTAATGAAGTACCTTCTTTCATGTATGGTGCTAATGTATATACATTCTCAAAATAATATTTATAATTATCTACTGCAAATCTAAAGGTATCGCCTGAATCTGAAAGATCATCTACAATTAATACATTTTTTCTTTCGGCTAACATATTAATAATACTATCATAACATGTTTGATATAATAATATTTCAGATTGTTTATTGTCTGATGTATAAGATTTCAACCCCATCATTCTCATTGGAATATTCAAACGATTAGAAATAATGGTAGCGGGAATAGAACCGCCTCTCATCAATCCAATAACAAGATCAAACGTTTTATTTTTAATTTGCGAAATACATGCATCAATATCACTCTGGAAGTCTTGCCAATTAATAATTGTTTTTTCCATAATTTATTATAATAACCTTTTCGTTAAATATCTACATGGCAGATGATTTCTATGCAATTAAGCGCATTTATGAAGGTTATAATGTAGGTACACAATCTAGCTATCAGCATGCTGACGTTACATCTGATCATGATAATTCTTATGAAACAACTTCATCAATGATGGGTCCAGGACATGGTGCTGTTGTCGGAAGTAATACGGGATTGGGTTCTGCCGAGGATATCTTAGAAGCACCTATAAAAAGATATTCAGCAGAACAATTAAAAGATGAATTAATCAAAAAAGTAAGCGAGGAATTAGATGAAGCTAAAGAACAGAAAATGGGATACGCTGAAAACTCTCTCAAGCGTTTATTAAATTTTCTTCTAGATTTAGATAAAAACGAAGATTAATCTTTTGTTATAATATCATGGATAGTATCTATCGTCCATGAAAATGCAGCGGCTGCAGTCGGAAATAATATCGCATATACTACACCGTATTTTAAAAAAATTAGCGGCGATAAAAAAGAACCTGACCAAAATCCTAAACACAATGAACATTTAAATAGTTCATTAAAAAAATTATCCTTTGACAAGAAGGATCTAAATTTATTAAGGATTGACCCATACTTTAAGATATAGGTCAATCCCAATGCACTAATTAACTCAAACCACATGAATCATTTTCAGCTGATTGATATTTTTCGACTGCTTCACTAAGCATAAGAAATTCTTCTTTTGTCAATTTAATTTTTCCGCCGTAATCATCTGAAATAGTAAATGCATTTTCCTCTTCAGAAATGACTGGGCAGCATGAACCGTTTCTACCACAAAGTGTGAATTTGAACATATAATAATTTAAGATTACAATGTTTATTTTCAATAAATAAAAATATGATTTCTTGTAGGCAGTTAATTAATGAGCAGTTATATTATAAAATGAGAGCTCAAAATGAGAAAGCTGTAGATTTAATTACAAATGCAATTTCTGTAATAAAAGAATTGGTCATGCGCAATCATAAGAATGATATGTCTTTTGCGAAATTTTTAGTTTCAGCTTTTAATTCAAAACACCCCCAAAATAGGGATAATAATTTATATTTTTTACAAAGTGAATTAGAAAATAAAAATTTTAAAGTATCTTATGTAGATAATATAGAGGGATCGGCACCAGAGAATATATTATTTCCTGGATTGTATTTTGGAAAAGCAAAACTATTTGATGAAGAAACACAATCAGAAATTATGGTTGATGTATTTTTTTCATCACAATTGAAAGGAGGAGATGCATATTATCAAGAACCCAATAGTATTATTATATGTGCAAGTATTCTAGATAATACAATATCTGAAATTCATGGGACTATATATCATGAATTAATTCACGCTACACAGCCAGTTAAAATATCTCCGCGCCGTTATAGACAAAGTCGTGTTATTACTGGTAAAGGCGATAAAGTACGACTAGATGACATGCATAATTATATTCGTGCTGGTGTTGAATTCGAAGCCCAGCTAGGTGGCATTATTCGTTCTTTCAAAAACAATTTTATTTTGTTATATAAAAAATCCCCAAACAATCAGCTTTGGCAAAAAACAAGACAAATACAATTAGATAATTTAAAAAAATTAACTGAGTTATCCAGAAAAGATGTTTTGAAAGAATTCAGTATAAATTTTACTGAAGAAAATAAAATGCCTTATCCTAATTCAATTATACCAACAACATCCTTATATTTGCTAAGATTATTTTATTATGCTTCTTTAGGAGAAGAAAAAACCGCAACCTCTAATGCGGGAAGGTTGCGGTGGAATCAATTAATTAATGCTTTTAAAAAATTATATACGGAATTATCAACAGATCCTAATTATTCTACTAAGTAATTTGTTTGAATGAATTTTTTAACTTCATGTACAAAGATACTTACTCTTTCTTCTACAGAACCTGATAGCCTAATAATCTTGGGTGGATTTTTATATGTAGAGATATTTTCTAACCAACGATCATAGTAATAAACTACTTTATCAAAAAATTCTCTATCAGTTGGTCTAATACCATCTTCTTTTAATTCCAATTCCGGTTCAATATAAAAGATAATATCATAATTCTTATAACATTTTGATGCAATGATTCCTAATGCATGTTTAAATTCATAATCATCAAAATTCTCAAGCACCGCTTGAGTATACGCTAAGCCATCTAGTACACAGCGATCAGCAACAACTAATCCTTTCTTCTTGCTATATTCATAATATTTCGAAATAACAAACAGCTGTGTTACTTCATCACCATCCTGATTAATAGGAAAACCTTGCTTTTGCAAATCTCTAATCGGCGATGAAATGAATTCATAATCTTTCATCATGGCATTATTTTTTAATGCATTGCATAAAGTAGTCTTACCTTGACTATGTGCACCTGAAATACAAATATACATATTTTTATAATATAATGAAAATTACTTTCTGCCAACGATTTGTTTGAAAGATTCAATATTATATTTGATAAGATCTAATTGATCATCATCCAATGATGTTGCAATATTATCAGCCAATAATCCTTTTGGTTTATCTTTGAGTCCTAAATCACCATTATATTTCATATAGTTGAATCCCGCCATTACTGGATTACTAGTATCGACACTTCTAATATTATAGATATTTTTATCGTAGTAATAACGAAATTCTTGAGGTAATGCACAACCCAATAAGTGATGCGGTTTATTCCAATTCCAAATGCCATCATCAATTAAATTTTGAATTAACCTTTGTCTCCCGTTAACCATTCGTTCATACTTATTATTACCAAGTCCTGTCCATTCGAAATAGCTATATGCAAAAGAAACAGCAATATAATCAGCATGATCTGACATGAATTTATAGCATCGCACAAAATCTTGATACGTTTTACCTTGTGTAGCACCAATCTTTAATGATTTAATATCATCATATTTGGTTATAAACTTATCAAAAGAAATAATAGTAGCATCAGCATCTTCCCAAACATCTGGGACAATATAATATGTAGGCTCGAGTAATTTAATCCATTTATAATATTCAACACTTTCAAATGCCTGGCCTAATTCAAAAATACTATTATCCAATAGTACTTCACGGTTAGCTAACACAGATGATCTAAAGAAATTAAAATAATGTTCATTTTGTTCAAATAGATGAACTAATGCATAATCATAATCATTATAATTAACTGAATCTTTTAATAAACATAAAGGTGATTCATGCGATACTTTAATATTCATATAATGATTATATTGAGATACTTTAGATTAATCAAGTAAATATTTTTGTGGAGATTTCACGTCTAGCAGGAAATTTTTTCGGTAAATTAAATGAATTGGATAGGATAGTAAAACTATCTCAGGGATTAATGTGTCTAGGCATGACTGCAGCTAGTTTATTAGCTAATCCCGCCAATCTTTTCAAGGCTGCTGGATTCATAGCTGCATCAGCCGGTAATTTGATTGCTAATGCCGTTGCTGGCCAACTAAGCAAAAGAGTAGGTGATTTAACTCGAGTGATATCTACACCTTTGAAATTAATTTCTTCTTACTTAAAAAGTCTAGAAAATATTTTAGGTGACTTAGAATCGATATACAAAAAAATCAAAAATAAAAAAGGTGATTTAGTAAATTTTATTTTTCAAACGCAAAATTGTGCGGTGCAAGCTGGTAATTTTTTAAATTGTATATCTGCTGTTATAGCACAAAAAGTAACAAAAAAAGTCTTATTAAAAATAGATACAGAATTTGATAAGGTTCAAAAAGAAATTTCAGCTTCTGTGTATACAGCTGGTGGTATTTTAGAACAAAGCGCAGGACGTCAAATTAGACAAGTAGAGAGATTAACTAAACAATTGAACGCAATGTTATAATATGTCTATATTAAACGAAAAAATATATGGATTTACTAGAGGAATTGTTATTAAAAATGACGATCCCGCCAAGAGAGGTCGTGTTAAAATATTTTTACCATCATACCCAGCCTTAATATTAAATGGGTCATATTCTATAAACAAAGTAGGAAAAAAAATACAACCATCAGATGTTGCTGCACAATATTTAAAAACAGAAGCAGCTGCTGCAGGCGCACGTGACGCTATAGCGTCTGATACAGTTTCTTCTATATTTCCGCCTAATATCATGGAAGAAATTGCTAGAATTGTACCATGGGCCGATCAAGCCTCGCCATTAATGGGCAGTGGTGGGATGGGCACTTATAATGCTTCGACAGGCAATTTTAATGTTTCAGACTCGGGAGGTGAATCACCAGCAAAAAAAGAAGCACGACGAATAGCAAAAGGTGTCTTTCCTGATGCTAAATCTGAAGGCTCTGTCAATACCAGAAGTAAATTGGGCATACCTAGTCATACGCATAATTTAGCTAGAGGATCATTTTCCATACCAAAAGTAGGATCACATGTTTGGGTTTTCTTTGAAAATGGTAATGTAAAAAGACCAATCTATTTTGCTTATTCATTTAATGATGATGAGTGGAATTCTGCATTAGACATTACGCCAGATGCTACTAGCATACATCAACCCAGTTCATTGCCAACTGAAAGTAATACTAAATCACCACAATTATTGGCAGGAAAATATACTTTGACTGAGAGAGGCGGTACATTAGAGATAATCAATACACAAAATTTCGAAGCTGTGAAAATAACTGATTTTCACGGCAATACTTATCAACTAACTAATCACGGTATATTTGAAAATACCGCAACTGGTAAAAATAAATCAACACATATTGCTGGTGATTATTTTATAAAGGTAGATGGAAATTATAAAGTGGAAGTTTCAGGAGATGCACAAGTTGTATCCAAAGGAACAAAACATCATGTAGTAGGAGATTTGAATGTTATTAAAGAACAAGAAAAATGGCTTGAAATAGCTGAAACAGCTTTTAAAAATGCAGCACAATTTGCAAAGGCACCCGATTTTACTAAGATAAGAGAAGGTATTGTAAAGACTGCTGAAAAGAAAGCACCAAATGATTTCTTCTGCTTACCAAAATTTTTGAATTTTAAATTACCTTTTGGTTTACCATTTACACTTTTCTTAAAGCAATTGAATATGATGTTATTTAGTTTAAAAGGCGCTGTCAATATGGGATTATTGGTAATTAAGAATGTTCAGGAATTATCTGATCAAGTTTTACAAATTATAAGAAATCCATTTTCATTCATAATTGCTTTATTGGGCGATCCGATTAAATTATTGGGTATTTCGCTTTGCAACAATAAGAAAAAATAAATTATGTCTTGCCCTCCTGATAAGAATCAAATACAAGCTATAGCCGCAGCTAAACAAAAATTAGAATCTATTACGAAGAAAATATCTTCATTTAGTATTGGTTCTATTATTAAAGGAATGGGTGCAAAATTAATACCCGCAAATTTAAAAAACTTAGGTAAAATAGCTGCCGTACCAGAAAGGCAAGATCATGCATCTGTTATTACTGATGTTGCGTCTAAATTAACTCCTATTGAAACCGAAATGGCTCCCGGCGGCACTGAAATAATATCATATACAAATGATTTACATATTACAGTAGGTGGTAAATTTGTATCATCACAAGCATGTCCCCCAATTAGAAAAACAAGTGGATTACCAGTTATAGAAAAAATTCAAATAAATAATGATCGCACAGACGTAAAATTACACGACGCACCTTACGTAGAAACTCTATCACATCCAGTACCTTGGGGCAATTATTCAATATTAGCTAACAATAGTTTTAATCTTGTAGTTGGTGCAAACGGAATAGTGATGTCCACAGAAGGTAATCTAGATATAAATGCATTTGGAGTATCTACTATATCTTCTTTAAATGGACTCAATTTGACAACATCAGAAGGCAATCTTAATATTATATGCGGAAATCATGTGCACATAGTTGGCAAGACTGTTAATATCCAAACATGCAACGAAAATGATCAAGTAGTTGTAAATAGTAATCTCGGTATTAAAAAGAATGCAGTAGTACACGGTTCTTTGTATGTTGATGGCGAAATATATGCACAACACTTAACTATACCCGCGCAAACACAAGAAACAACCCAAAGCATGGTAAATGCATTTTTACCACCCGAACAAGTCATTGCATATGCGGATTTTGCTCCGTGGTGTACTTGGTTTGACACTGTTTTCATGCCCGCATTAATTGCGGATCTTATGGCTGCATATGCAGGACCATTCGGACCTCCGCCGATGGCAGTACCGTTTGCTGGATTTACTAATATAACATTTAGACCATTTATGCCCGGGTTAAAATTTGCATGCAGGTCATTTGAATATTTGGGTGCGGGTATTCCTAATGGAATGTATTGTTATAACCCAGGAGCTCCTGTAGGTAGTACAACAGATATCGCACTGTATGATATACACTGGGGTAACAATGGAGAAAAATCAGTATATGTGCACCCACATGCCCATAATTATTATGGGCCCGCCTCTTCAAAACCGCCCGGTAATGGGAGTGTAAGAGACGATGCAGCTTCTGTTATTAATTCAGGTATTACAGGAGAAGCTAAGCCAATAGTTCATGGCGGTTCAGGTCTCGAACCTTAAACAATTAAATAATCAGCACTCGATAATCCATCAACAGTATATGCTCCTGCATAAGACATAGAGCTTTGTAGATCTTCTTGGATTTCTTTTAACTTTTCGAAATAAGTAAATCCGTTTGTAGGCAATAGCATTTTCTTTCCTTCTACATTCTTTTTAAAGCCTTTATTTTCTGCAGAAGCTGAACCAAAATACACCTTTTCACCATTAATGATTTCTCCCGGGCTATCAACACATTGTGCAAAGATACTACCAGCCATAACAAGGTTTGCACCAGCAACCATAGCTTTAGCAATATCGCCATTATGTTGAATACCACCGTCTGCAATTAATTTAATAGAACTATCACATGATTCTCTAATATTCTTTATAGTCGAAAACATAGGAGTAAAGAATCCCGTTTTTAATTTTGTAATACAAGACTTTCCTGGTCCAATACCGACTTTGATAACATCTGCACCCCATGAAATTAAATCTGATGCAGCTAAAGATGTACCTACGTTACCCGCAATAATCGTAGTATTTGTAAATGTTTGTTTTAGAAATGATAACATTTCTCTCATGCTCTTACAATGACCGTGCGCTACATCAACAGTAATATAATCAACAGAAAGATTATCCGTTTGTATCTTTCTTAAGATTTTATAATCATCATCCTTTACACCAATTGAAATAGAGATAGTATTCCAACCCTCTTTGTTTGCATTTAAAACAAATTCATAATTATCAACACCAAATCTATGCATCACATAGAAATAATTATTTGATTGTAATTTATTAGCTAAATCATAATCAATTACACATTTCATGTTAGCTGGCATTACAGGCAATTTAAATGTTTTATTGCCTAAAGTAACATGAGTTGACAATTCTGATCTACTAGTACCGTCAAAGTATTTCGGTACTAGCGCAACGTCATCATAATGCAGAGCTTTATTCATAAGCTCAGTATAGGAGATTAAATTACTTTATCAACCAATCCGAACTTTAAACAAGTATCACTATCCATCCAAAGATCATGCTTTAAGATGGAATCTAATTCTTTCATTGGAATCTTAGTATATTGCTTATAGAGATTTTTAATAAGCATCATTAATCTCTTATTATTTTCTTGCCCATCATTCATCTGTTCATAAGTACCAGCACATACAGATGATAGTTGATGGATTAACATAAAAGCATTCTTTCCAATAAATCTCTTCTTACCAGCAATTGAAATAATAGTGGCAGCAGAAGCCGCCGCACCTTCTACGTAGGTATAAACACGGCTCTTAAGATCTCTAATGGTATCAACTGTAGAGATACCAGCAAAAAGATCACCACCATAACTATTGATTCTTAAATGAATAGTCGGAATGAAGTCTTCTTCATTCATAATCATCTTTGCTTGTTGAAGTTTATTATCAACTTCTCTAAGGAGTCTATTTAATTCAGCACAAGACTGTGTATGAATATCACAATAAAAGAATATTGAATTATCGACAGATTTAATAGAACCAGCAGATGTAATCAAATCAGCCATTGGTGGTGCAGGTAAAGCTTCTTTTGAAGTTTGCTCTCCCTCTGTTGTCAGACCCCATTTTTTTAACATTATATTAATTTATCTTATAGGTCTATTTTAGCAAACGAGAAAATCCTAGAATAAAGACTCTATTGCCATTGTCATCTAATACATCAGTAGCATGACATTTTACCATTGTTATTTCTTCAGTGATTCTATGTTGATAGCGAAATGTCTCTTCGAAAGGAATTCTATTTTCTACCATATCATGCCACTTTTCTTGAACGTGATCACGATCTTCGGGATGTATAGATAACAACCAATTATGCCCTAACGCTTCTGATTCAGACATACCGGTTAATTGTATCCATTTGCTATTTACTTTAATGCATTTGCCCATAGCATCACAAAGAAAATGTGCTAGCTCTAATGTATCTAGCATAGTATAAATCAATTTACCTTGCAATTTAATTTCCGAATAAATGTGTGTTTGATGTTGTGCTATTTCTTTTATGGATAATGGCATTTCTTTTAAGCTATCCAAAAATTCTTTTATATCTGAATTAGTGAGTTTCTTCTTAATATAAAGATAAGTAGAGAATAATGTTAATGCTGTGGATACAGCATAATACAACCAAGTAGAATGATTTTTTATGATTTCTAAGAAAAAATCGTCCATATATTAATTTCTAAATGTCTCTTCTGTCTCAACAGTTGTGTGTTTATCACCTACAATAGTAGTTTTAGTTTCAGAAATTAATTCGCCTAAATTTTCATCAGTAGATGCTACTTCACTGGTATCAAACAAAGCTTTGAGTGATATTAGACACGGCATTGCTGACTTTAGCAGCATACCAGCCCACTTTGATGCATTCAAAGAACTAAATGCAAAATCAATTTGATCCAATTGAGATATAAATGCAATGAGAAATGTAGTAACAACATATCCCATGATTTTTGCTTTGTTCTTATTTTCCATATTATTATTTAATCAAATTTAAACAAAAAAAATCGCGGGATTACTAAAAAAAGTAATCCCGCGAATATTTATTTATCTCTTTTAACTAATTTGCACGCGTTTTAATTTATCTTTTGTTGCTGCTTTTCTAGGAGCGGTGATGGTCAAAACACCGTCTTCTTGTTTAGCATTCAACAATTCAATGTCAAAGTCCTTATTAATAGTATAGGACCTAGTGAATGTTTCTTCTCGCTGGCCTGATTGTGAACGAACACTTCGTTTAGCAGAAATGTAAACTTCGTCTTTTCCAACTTCGATAATGGTGTCTTCCTTCTTTACACCCGGCAAATCCACCTCAATAGATAAGCCATCTGCTGTAGTAGAGAAACGTGTAGTTTCTTCTGAGAAGTTTTGTAATAATGATCCGGGGCTGATATTGCCCATTAAGGACCAGGGGTTACCGACAAGCTTGTTCCAGAGATCATCTGAAAGTAAACCTGTCCCGACTCGTGGGATTAATGATGTACTCATAATATTAATGTAGCAAATTAAAAATAAAAATATATGTGCTACAAAAATATTTAACCTACATTTAATTTTATTTCAATATTTTCTAGTAAGAAATGATATTGTGGTTTAAAATAACCGCGAGCTTCTTTTAATGAATCTCTAACGTACTTAGGATTCAACCAAGTTAAATGCTCTTGCAGTACACCGCCGCAAGGAGATTTAGATACGATGTACTGAAGAGCTAATCTTTCGTCTGAAGTTAATTTATCTAGATTACTTCTTGCTACCATTTTTCATGTTTTTTTGAATAGCTGCACTACGGGCTTTTTCCCAACCTTCAATCTTACCATCCTTATTAACATCATAAGCGCCTGATTCATCATCATCTTTCTTCTTGCCTTTCATCATTTTCTTAGGCATCTTTTTAGCTTTTTCGGCTTTCTTCTTCTTTTTTGCTTCTAGAAACAAATCAACTAGTTCTGTGAATTTCATACGAATCTATTTAGCTTTTATGAATAATAAATCTTCTAATAATAATAAATATATGAATGAAAAGCGATTTCTCGGCTTTCGTTAATCCGAATAAAAAAATTAAAAAAGAATATGAAGTTGAACAAACTGACGCTTTTGATTCTTTTCTCGCTACATTATCTGAACAATTAGGTAATCTTAAAAAAATAAATCAAGACATTTTTGAAGAAAATTTGATTTATAGCCAACCAGAAAAATTACACACAAAAACAAATACTAGTGTTGATACAAAAAAATATTTAAATTTTTTAGAAGAACTAGAGACAATACAAAAGACTACAAACTCTCTACCAGAAGAAAACAAAGATATCACAAACATATCTTCTCAAATAAATGAAGAACTAAAGAAGTTCAAACTACAATTAGGTAGAATGGCATTAGAGGGCGGCGGCGGGACAAATGCAGTTCAGTATGCCAATGGTGGATATATGGATGGTGACTTATTAGTCAGCGGAGATATAACAGCTTTGGGCCGCGTCATGCAAGACGGTAATGACTTGTCAGGTACTATCAATGAAATCAAGACACTTATATCATCCAATTCAGCTATATGGGAATCAGGCAGTAGTGGCTCTGATGTATCTGGATTAACTGGAAATTGGGAAAGTACATATACAACCGTAAAAGATAATAGCGGGAGTTGGGAAAGTACCTATACAACATTTAGAGATACAAGTTCTTCTTGGGTTGGATTAGGTGAAATGAAATATGCCGTTGACATACTGGGTGATAATGTCAATACAGTGTTTACTTATGTTCATGGACTAAGTACATCTGATTTTGTAGCTAATGTAATAGATAAAGATACTAACACTATTGTTCTTGTAGCTATATCTGCAGACAATACAAATATTACTGTTGAATTTGCTGAACCATTTACTAATACCTACCGGTTAGTAGCTATTGGTGCTGGTCAACCAGCGGCATCATTGGGAACAGTCATTGCCGATTCTGCTAAATGGAATAGTACAAACACAACAGTAAGAAACAATTCTGCATCATGGGGATTTAATTTAACAAAAATAAATACAGCAGGATCTTATACCCAAAGTGATAGTTATACCCATTTTGTGTATGATGATGATACTGCTGAAAGCGGCATTAATGTAGAATTATTGCCAGTAGCAAATCATACCGGCGTTAAGACACACAAGAAAATAGGAAGTACAGGCTCAGTGACATTGACCCCACCTGTAGGTGTGTTAATAGACGGTGCACCAGTATATGTATTATCATCAAAATACCAATCAGTTCAGATTTACACTGATGGTACTAACTATCTTATTCAATAAAGAATGGAGCCAACAGTCGGGATTGAACCGACGACCTGAGCTTTACAAAAGCCCTGCTCTACCACTGAGCTATGTTGGCATACACTATTATACGTAATATACGTATAAAAAACAGAAGAATACTATTGTTTATTCTTCTTTTTATTAGCTCCTTTTTGAGAAGACTTTGATCCTGGTTTCTTTGGTTTCTTTGTTTCTTTGCGTTGTGAGTGATCTCCTTTTCCCATAGATAATTATTTATCTTGGGCGCAATACTAAATAATAATGTGTACCATACTTCAGGAAACATACCGAAGCATCAGTACGTATGGGCGGATCTCTCACTCATCTCGCACGCCTCTGGATGGACTCCGGCTGTCTGGTTTGGGATATCTTCTATACCCGGTAGAGTATGGGGTCTCCATTTACTCCTAGAATCGGGTGCTGTTTATCGTAATGTTCCGCCACATGGGGTATCCCTTTCTCCCAATCCTCCGAATTGGTCTCCCAAAGATGCACAATTATGGGATTGTTATTCTTCGGAATTCAGTACAGTAGAATATGACTACCTATCTGAAATGCGATGTAAAACGATACCCAATGGTGATTGGGGTAGGTATCTATTCACAGTGGTTCCCTATGGAGAGGGTTTCTCGGGATACCCTGAACAAGCCAAAGAGTTCTTTTTTATACAATTGGATACCGGTAGACTAGTAATATTACCCACTAACCGGGTTTTGTTTCGAGACCAATCCTTTACCAGAGACATTGAGATACCCCTAAAGGTTTCCGAAAAGATATATAGATGTGAATAAATAAGTGTATGGCTTTTACTAATATTAACGTTTGCAAATCAGAAACTAAGAGTGTACCAGCTGGAGGTGCATTAGTACCTCTATTGAATCAAGAGTGTTCAGAAGTATTTGTTCGTAATATTGGAGCTAATGCTGTTTTAATTTATCAATTAAAAGCAGATGGTACAGGACCAGAATCAGGATACTTTACCTTAAACGCCGGGCAAGAATTTACATTCCGTGGCGTTACTAAAGGTTCTGACCTTTCTGCTTCATCTTCTTCAGGTACCACCATAGCTACTAGAACACAATTTTTCTCGTTTAATATAAGATAACTCTTTTAAAAAACATAATATAGGGTATGATGATACATGGAGTATCATGATAAAGAATCAGATTTATTGCATTTTCTGTATGAGGATTATGAAGCTTGGTTGATCAAACAAAGATATAATAAACCCCAAATTAATGCAGACAAAATAACAGACTTTCATTATACTTGGAAATTGTTTGTAGAATCTAGTGACTTTGGATTAAATCTTACTGAACCTTTAGAACGATATAATATACCGGGTGCATTTATCTATGATATCGTAGACGAGAAGAAGTGGTTATTAGCTAAGTTAAAGTATGGACTCTGATAATATTTTATATATAGACAAAGAAAGTTGGTATCAATTTTACTTAAAAGTAAGGGATGATGCTATATCTGAGTCAGCTATGTTAGATATTATAGGTTTAAAAAGTGTTACTTATAATCAGAAAAATCAACCATATATTATATCTATATACAGGAAAGCTCGAGACATGAATAAATTTCCACTTCAAGTAATTGATGAACGAAAATGGCTCTTAGCTAAGTTAAAATATGGACTATAAAGGTGATTCTATAGAAGAATTAATCTCTGATATGTCATTATTTAATAAATGCATTGATGAAGGTAAATTCATATTCATTCCCGGGATCTATGACAAGTTCTGTGACTCTTATAAAAAGTCTAATTCTCTTTATAGAGCATTCATAAAATCTAAAAATTTAGGTGTTATGCCATGTGTTTCTATATTAAATGAAGCTTTGTATAAGAGAGATATACATTCAGATTATTATTATGTGACAAATGAAAAGATGTGGTTATATTCAAAATTGAGGTATGGATTCTAAATTATTTTTTAGTGAAGATATATGGGACAAGTTTCAACATGAATATTATGCCAAACAACCATACACTGAAAGGGGGTCTGGATGGAAATTATTCATTTCAAATAAAGACTTAGGTATCAGATATACCCCTTCATATACACTAGATTTAATACATGTTTATGAAGTCGTTGATGAACAAAAATGGCTCTTAACTAAGTTAAAGTATGGATTCTAACACTTATAATAGATATGATAGTATCTTAGTAGATGTGGCATTATGTGATGTCTTTCTAGGAGAGTTCTTAGAAAGTGAAGAAGGAATACATCGTTCTCCTAAAGAGAATCTTAATCGTTGGTGTATTTTTATTAACGAGAAGAATCTAGGAATCTATGTTACTCAAACGCCTCCTGACTCAGTAGGCCATATGGATTGGGTATATACGGTAATAGATCCCAAGAAATGGTTCTTGACACAAATCAAATATAGCTTAAATTTTAGAAATCCTGATGAAGCAGAATTCTAATATAAAATCCGACGACATCTATGATAAGCTTCTTCCTTTCTGGTATTTATCTGGAATTAATCATTACTATGATTTCATGAAACACTTAGACATTGGTATTATGCCAATAGGATCTGAAAAAGTAATTAGTAATAATTATAAAATAGTAAACGAACAAAAATGGCTCTTAGCTAAGTTAAAGTATGGACTCTGAAGTAGAAAACAGTAAACTCAATGCGCGACTCTGGCGTATTTTACATGAAGAATTTCTTAAAAACTTTAGCGAGGACTCAACGTATGATGCCTGGATTTCTTTTATTGAAGAAAAAGAGCTCGGCCTCAGAGTAAGTGTAAAGGGACATTATCTCGTATATAAAATAATTGACGAACGAAAATGGCTCTTAGCTAAGCTAAAGTATGGGTTCTAATATGTATAGTATTAATGAATCTTTCGATATAGATAGAGCTCTTTTGAATATCTTTATGAATGATTATATTGAATGGAGGAAAGAAATTAAAAAGTATACTGAAAGTTGGAGCCTCTTTATTAACAATAAGAATCTCGGAATTCATGTTAAAGCTGTAGGAATAGAGTGTCCTGAATATTGGATTATCACAGTAACAGACTCTAAGGTTTGGTTATTGACTCAACTCAAATACGGTTTGACATTTCGAAATCTTGACAAAAAAGAATAGTCTTCACTCAATCGATTCATCATATTTATAATTCCCAATACGGAATAAGGAATATATAACCTCAGAACCTCGGAAGACAACGGGCCGGCGGCGCCTATAGGAAAAACAGAGGATTTTTAGAAAAAAAATTTTTTGGTTCGGAAGGACTCGGAAGGCCTAATAGGAAATCGGCAGGTTTTTATAGAAATTTTTAGGCATGCGCCCTCTACCAACCTTGTGCCGGTCCTTTGTTTATAGCACTATTTAATTACTCGTGTTCTCTAGACCCTTCTCCTTCTGTAGAAGACTCCACATCTTCCACTCTAGACTGTCTACTACGTTGGCTACAGCGTCTATACCGCCTACAGGATAGAAACCATCGGCAAGGATAGAACGTGTCTCGGGATTTAATTCGGGCAAAAGAAAATGGAGGCTGCGGACCAGCTTGAGTGTCTGGGCCAAAGCCTTCTGGGCTTTCATGGCGGCTTTCTTTTCTTCTTTGTTCATAATGTCTCGCTAAGAGTATCGGGCTCGTGGTGGACAGGGCAACGCTTAGTTGAGCAGATCCTTGCCATTCACAGCGCCCAAGAGAGTGAACCGTTGGAGCTCTCCATCCCATCTCACAAGAGACAGACTAGAACCATCTACGAAAGCTCCTTCCATGGATACATCTAGAGACCCTACATTTGACGACATCCGGACAACTCCCTTAGCTTCCAGAAAAGAATCTTTTGGGGTTCTGAAGAGAGTACCATAATTGTCACTGAGACCGTATACGTTGGTGAGGAGAGTGACGAGCTGTTCAGGAGTGAGATCGATATCTTCTGCGTCGCTCTTGATCATACTTTTATTTTCTTCGGTTTCAGTTGTGATTGTTTCCATCACTTGATGATAAGCCTGTTCTAGTAGTGTTTGATCTTTGGTTTTCATACTCTTTTATTTATTTACAAATTTGTTTTTGAGTGGCTTCCAACACATCTACTAGATCATCAGGAGCAAAGGAACTGTTGATCCATTGTGAATAGTCACAGACTGGATGTCGACCTAGTGGATCTGCATTGAAGAAGATAGCATCCGGAGTCATTCCAGTGTAGTAAGCATCAACGTTAACCATTAGCCCGTCTTCCCAGCAATATCCTAAACCAATACGTTCTGCTTGATCTTTGGTGAGTCGTACCCATTCTGCACCTTCTGCTTTGATTGTCTTCAATTGTTCGTTCATTATGCTAGTAGTATGAGGGGCCCGGCTTGGACAGGGCAACGTCTTTTTCCAGTCCCGGAGAGGCCCGCCGGCATGGA